TAGAAGCCCTGGCGAAACTGATATCCGCCAGGGCTGGGCTTGAAGTTAATTAATTATTCTTCTGTGGGTTTGTTGATTGTTTTTACAATCGTATTAAAGAAATTTGTAACTTCTTCAGCTGTTGCAGTTGCAGTCGCACGCTTATCAATTAAATCGTTCTGAATAGCGAGTTCTGTAAATGTTTTTGCAAGCTGATATTTTGCAGATTCATTAACACCCATGGATCATACCGCCTTTCTTTAGACTCGGGCATGCCAGTGCCCTGTGAATAAAGTATAGGAGCTGAAAGCATAAAATACAATATGCACAAGATGATTCGACTGATATCGAGAAAACTCGATAAGTAACCATAATCAAAAGAATTTCATACCATATCACAGGGAGGTGTGAATGTGGGAAAGATAGAGTTTATCACCAGAATACAGGTTGATGGTGTAAAAGAGGAAGTTTCAGGTGCAAAAGCATCTGAGATTATCCGAGAACGTGTGGAAAACGCATTACAGGCAATGAACTATGAGAAGAGAGCTGCCGGATAAGGGCGGCAGGGGGGACAAGCATGAGAAAGATATGGATCATAAGATTCTCTGACGGAACAATCGGCTCCTGCTACGGTGCCCGATCAGGAGCCGCGGAGATAGCAGAACTCCGGAAAGAAGATTATGGAGGATCCTACACGATGGAGGGAGAGATATGACAGAAAAACAAGTTAGCAGATACATAGATCTGGTACACAGAAGAACGTACATTCTTACACATAGTGGAGTCGACTGGAAACCGGAGTATGCTTCTGAGACGGAACAGATCGACTGCGAACTGGAAATATTATGTCCGCTGGTGGAACAACTCAGAAGTAAAACTGCATAGGAGGGAGGTGAGAATGATGGCGAGAGAACTTAACATTTCCCTGATTATAGGGATTGTTGTGGCAATCCTTCCGGTATGGCAATGGGATTCCGGAATAGAGCTTCTGATCAGCGTTTTTACGATCACGGGAATTGCATTTGGAATAATCCTGTGGACGGAGGATAAGAAGACAAAGAAAAAGAACCCCACAGCGGCAACTGTAAAGGTTCGATAACTAAAAGGTGCTGTATGAAATAACAACTATATTTAGTATATCATACAGCGCCTGAAAGTCAAGACGCAGGCAGGAAGCACCTGCTATATTTTTGACCTTTTTTGAGAACTACAGAGGTGTCAAGTACCTCTTGAGAGCTCGATTAAGCGTATTAGAGTTACGACGAGGTGCTTATGAGATACAAGGTACTATGCGGATACATAAGGCAGAGATGGGACTGTGGAGACACAGTAGAGATTGAAGAAAAACATACCGGAAAATACGGAGCAGCCGGACAGATCAGAGAAAAGAAAAGGAAGGCTACTCCGGAAGAGATAAAAAAACATAATCAGTGGAAACGGGAAAGGGATGTCAGGAGGTTGATCAAGTGGAATTTCCGTGAGAGGGACTACTGGATCACTCTTACATATCCGAAAGATTACAGACCGACGTGGGAAGAAATGAAGGACCATGCCGGAAAACTGGTCAGAAAGATGCGAGAAAAATATAAAAAACAGGGATGGACCTTAAAGTACATATACCGTCTTGCAATCGGATCCAGAGGTGGCAGACACATCCACATCCTGATCAATCGTGAATCCAATGAAAAAACGGCTACAGATCTGATAATCACAGATCTCTGGGAACAACAGTGGGGACACGGACATGTTAATTTCCGCACTACTTACAGCGAGGGTGGATATAAGCAGCTTGCAGAATACCTCACGAAGCCCCTGGAAGAATGGGAACCAGACGAGGTTAAACGATATCATCCATCTAGAAACCTTATCCGCAAGGATCCTGAAGTTGACGAGATTAAAAGAAGAAGTTTGGTTGACCGTGATGGAAAACCAAGGATGCCAAAAGCACCGAAAGGATACTACGTGGATCCGGAAAGCATCGAAGTCGGCATAAATCCGATAACTCATTATGCTTACCGCCATTACACGCTGATCAAGATTAAGAAGAGGGAATAAAACATGTGGAAAGTAGATATCTACCTGGAAACTGACAGTACATTCCAGGGAAAACGAGAAAGAAAATGCGGATATGTCCTCTCTACTATGGTCGGAAACGAGGAAAAGACAAAGGAAAACTTCGGAATCTCGAATGGGACATACCACCAGTCTGTCCTTATGGCACTTATCGAGGCTCTTTCCAGGATGAATGTTTCCTCAGAAATCTGTGTACATACACAGGATAGCTACGTAGCGAGCAGGCTTCTGAAACTGGAAGAGATGGCAGGAGAAGGCTGGCGAGATTCAAAAGGTGAACTGATCAAGAATGCTGCCGAATGGGAGCAGGTCTATCGTCTGATCCATGCTTTTCCAGAAGCACACAAAATGACCGCGCGATTTGAGAAACACAGTTATTCCACGTGGTTACAGGAGATGATGAAGAAGAATGAATGTGGAAGAATTATGGGGCAAGGCCTGGAGTCTGCGACCAGAGCAGAATCCAATGACAATGGAGTTTCTAGGGATGATTGTCCGTAATGGAGTGAGATACAGATATTACAGAGATGAAGGAGGCGAAATACTGTATGACAGCGAACCGGAAGAAGGAAAGCCGGAATGGATGCTCCGCGCTGACAGAGCATCAAGAAAGAGACATGGAATATATTCTTAAAAAATAAAGAAAAAAGGGGAACTATGTATGAGAACAATAGCAATCATTAATCTGAAAGGCGGCGTGGCCAAGACCACATCTAGCATTAACATTGCCTATATCCTTACCACACGTGGATATAAGGTTTTACTGGTGGATAACGACAAGCAGGGAGACTGCTCCCGTGGATTAAACCGCCGCACTTCAGATGGAGACGGTATTGATCGGATCATGACGGATCGCCATCCGGACATGAGCCATCTGATCCATAAAACTGACTATGAGGGGCTGGACATCATCACTGCAAATCTTGGCCTTCTGACTGCGAACATGGAAGTGACCATGGATCGTGTACGCCCACAGCAGAACCGACTGAAAAAAGCATTGCAGCAGGTAGCTGATCAGTACGATTTTTGTGTCGTAGATAATGCTCCGGATATCAATATCTCTGTGATAAATGCACTGACAGCCGCGAATGACGTCCTCATTCCTGTAGAAGTGGACGATAACACCCTGGAAGGCATGAACGAGCTCCTGGACCAGATCCAGGAAGTGAAGGAAGAACTGAATCCGGACCTGCAGAACGTCCGCTGCTTTGTGAGCAAGTACCAGAAAGGGAACCAGGCACACATTCAGGGAGCAGAGATCATCAGAGAGCAGTATCCGGCTATGGATACAACAATCCGCTTTTCTGGTGTAGTGGCAAGGAGCACATTCATGCGTATGCCGGTGGCTCTTCACAGCTCCCGATCAGCGGCAGCAGAAGACTATGAAGCACTGGTTACGGAGTACTTGAATATGATCGGAGGTGTACAGGATGGCGAAATTTGATCTCAAAGGAATGCTCTCTGAGCGTTCTACACAGGAAATAGACCTTCCGGAACAGAAGACGGTCTATCGCAATCCGGAAGACTTGATCCCTTCTAAGGATAATTTTTATTCAACGGAAGACACAGAGAAACTAAAACAGTCGATCAGAGCACTGGGAATCCTTCAGCCACTCCTGATTGAAGAAAGAGACGGAAAAGATTACCTCCTGGCTGGACACCGGAGAAGAAAGTGCTGCCTGGAGCTGATTAAGGAAGGTCTTGAACGATTTAAAAGAATCCCTTGCGTATACAAACCAAAGATTGAATTGAGCGCAGAAACCGAGACAGATGAGATTGTCCGGAAGATGGTGATAATCCAGTCCAACACCTACCGCGAGAAAACTGACTGGGAGAAGATGACGGAATCCCTGCAGATGGAAGAACTGGTCAAGGAACTCCGCGAAAAGACAGATCTTGAAGGTAAGACCAGGGAAATCGTTTCTGACCTGATCGGAGTCTCATCCACTCAGATTGGAAGGTACCACAGTATCAGTTCTAACCTTTCTGGAGAACTTATGGACGCATTCAAACAGAATAAGCTGAACGTATCCACGGCAGCAGAGCTTGCCGGTCTGAATGAGAAATATCAGAACGAAGCTTGCAAGCTTCTACTAGAAGTCGGACAGGTCACATTGAATGCAGCGAAGCTCCTGAAAGCGCAGCAGGAACAGGAAAGAGATATTCCTGGACAGATGACTATAGATCAGGCACTGCATCCTCATAAGCCGGAAGAGATTAACACTCCTGTTCCGGTAGATGTTCAGATTGACCGGTTTTACGAATCTCTCCGGAAGAACATAGAAACCTACGTAAAGAAATCAGACCTGAATATGACAACCTACATGCTCAGTGCCTTGTATGGAACAGTACGCGTCCGAAACGGACAACTAAACTACCAAGGCACCAAGGGAGGAATCCTCTTCAATGCCGGCACTGACCAGGAAGAGTCAATAGGCTGGACAGAATTTTCCAAGAAGCTGATCGAGAAATACGGAAAGAAACAGAAACCGGTCAAGATGGCAGCAGTGGACGAACCGGAAGAAGAAAAGAGATCTGGAAAATGTATTCATAGACTGGAACATAACTGTACACTTACAGAAGCTCAGAAACTGATAGCAGGAACAGGA